GTCTTCGGGTATTCCCCTTCGTCCATGGCGGTCAGTACGCGGGCGACCGCTGCCTTGTCGGTGCCTTCCTTCAACGCCTCGCGCAGGAAAGCCTCGTTGGTGTTGCAGTTGGCGGTGAGGATTTCGATGGAAGGGCAGCGGCTGGGCATGGGCGTCTCCTCCTCAACCTGCGATCAGCGGCCACCAGCCGTTCCCGGCCGCGCCCCAAAAGAATTCGTCGGCGTCGCGCAAGCCGTTCTTGGTCACGCGCTCCCAGAGGTCATGGGGATTGCAGATTTTGCCAAGGCCGCCGCCGTTCCACAGTGCTTCCGCTTCCGCCTTGTTGCGGGCGAAAAAGGCGATTGCCTCCATGATCTCGGGGCTGGTCTCGCGGCTGTCCGCAGTGGCGATGAAGTCTGCGGCTTCAAATGCGGTCATCGGGTTTCTCCTCAGTAAAGGTCGAACTGGATTTGCACGTTCCGGTTCAGGCTCGCGTCCCAGTAGCTAGAGCCGTGCCCGATGATTCCCGCGCTCTTGTGCTCAGCCTCGAAAATGCAGAACGCGTGATAAAGGCAATGAGAGATTGCACCGATGCGCAGCATGCGCGCCGTGGTCTGGAATACGACGCCGTCGATCACGACGCGGATTTTCTGGCTGGGTTTCATCCGGGTTTCTCCTCGGGCCACCGGGCGATTGCCTCGGCTTCGGCACTTTAAATATCGCGATCCGCGATAAAACGCAAGAGGGAAATAATGGGAATTGTGATTTTTTGCGATGCGCCAGGGTGCACCGCGCAGCACACCGGCTGCTACGTGTCGCAGGACGGCAGGCTCGAAGGGGTGCTGCCCTGGTGGATCGTCCGCGGCAATCGGAAACTCGTGGTCGCCTGCTCGGCGGAGCACATCGCTGCCGCTGCTGGCGTGGCTGTCGTGCATGAAAGTTAAAGCTGCGGCGCCCGGAGGGTCTGGACTCCAGGCGCCGCATGGGGTTTCGTCTGCACATCGAAGCGGCTCGCACCCCGCTCCGATGGCCAAATGCACACGTTGGAACGCCGTGGCACTCGTTTGACCCCCTGCAATTTGCACGGTCAAACCGTCCCCACAAGTCCCCTGACGTGACATTTCCGGTCGAAAGCGTGCGATTGCGTGCCTGGTCGGTAGGTTAAGACGGCGGCGGCCACGCAATGAGACAACCGGGCGACCGTGGGTAAGCGGACGCCAAAGCCCGGGCCGGCTCGACTGCTCCAGCCGCAAGGTTGGGGAGCGTGCTGCGGCGGCGTCGCGTGGTGCACTCGTTCTAAGGCTCTCGTGCTCCTACGGGATCGCGTCGCTGCCGAACCTGAAACCCGCATACAGCACGCTCAAGGATGGGGTGCCATGCACTGCCCCGTCCTGATCGCAAGTGGGGGGCAGGCTCCATACGGAACCTCTTCTACTCCGGTCAGCACGTCCGCCGTCGTTCGCGATTTCGATCGCGCGCGCGGTTGGGCGACTGCTGACCGGCTGCATGAAAAGCCCACCACCGGAACTTGGAGGTTTTGCAGAGACGAGCTGAGGTAAGGAAGTACATCCAAGGTCGGTAGAACAAGGGTAAGTACTTAGGGGATAGGTCATGAATTCAGATTCTTGCGCGAGCGACGAAAAAAATCCGTTCGGCCTTTCGAGCGAAGAGATGGCCCGCATCGGCCACGAACGCGCCGCAGTGCACGAGAAAGCCATACAGGAATTCTCGCAGGCGCTGCTGGACTGGATGCAGGGAGAAAGCGAGAAACGCGATCTAAAAATCGGTGACTGCGTGGTCGCGATGGAAATCGTGCAGGCGGCATTCGAGCGCAGCGCAAAGGACGATCCGCGCGTGGATGCGCATTACAAAGCCCGGCGCTCTCTCTACAGCATCGCCATTATCATGGGCGCGACCGACGAAGAGAAAGAGACCATCCGCGCCTATGCACAGGCAAATAATCCGCGGCATTCGTGATTTTAGAGGACGGAAATCCTATGGACGATAAGACTGAAGTCCTGGCCACGAGGCTTGTCCGCTCGGGCGACGGCTCGCCGCATGATGCGCTGCTACAGCGGGTGGGCGAGGCGCTCACGATGGGCACGCGTGCAGGTCTCACTCCGATGGAGATGGCCAGCATATTGGCGTGTGCGGCGGTGGACGTGATCCGCACCGGGCTGCCGGCGACGCCGAATACCGTGGCGGTGTTCGGACTGTCGCAGTGCATGGTGGAGCACGTGCGCGACCATGCGTCGATTTTCCAGGAAGGCAGCATTCAATGAGCGACATGAAGCGCGAGACGATCCAGGAAGGCGAGGTCGGGGATATTCAGAAGATCACGCTGGGCCAAGTCGGCGAGATGCTGGCTGACAGCGTGCTGATGCAGTGCGCGTGGGCGGTCAAAGCCGGCATGGATCAGCGGGCTGCACCGGGCATTCTGTCGGCGATTGTGGTCGATATGATCCGGGAGATGGTGCGCGAGGAATTCCAGGAAGAGGTGCTCGAAGCGACCTTCGAAGCGATGCGGATGCATTTCAAGGTTGGCGATTCGACGATCGAGGAGAAAGAGGAGGCGGCCGATGTCCAGCACTGAGGGTCTGCCGATGCCGGACGAATGGGTGACAACGCACGAGCCATCCGATGCGGACACCGCGATGATTGACACGATAGTGGACGTGCTCGCCTTAGCTGAACGCGGGGGCGTCCAACCCAAGATCATGGTGTCGGCGCTGATGTCGATTGCGGTGGACACGATACGGGCGGCGGTGAAGCCGGAGTATTTCCAGATGATGGTATCCCTGGCGTTCAAGGCGGCGCAGCAGCACGCGGACGCGGGCAAGTCGATCCTTGCTCCTCCAGCGCCACAAAAACCGACCTGACACCGTTGCGGCGCTGATCATCACCGCGCAAAATAAGCGCCAGGGTTTCTGGGAGGCGCAGCGGTGGCAGACGGTTTCGGGCGTGATCGCATGGATGCGTTCGGCGTCGATGTGGTCAATTCCATGGACCGGCACACGCTCGGTCTGTCCAATCCGACGCAAACGATTGGACCGGCCGGCGTGGCCATCGCGCTCGGCGTCGATTGGGCTTGGCAGGTATGCCGCGACAACAAAATCAACCCGGAAAATGCGCGCGCGTTCGTGCAGGAGCTGATCGACCGGGCGCTGAAGGATTCGGCTGAACGACCCGGTCATCTGATCGACCGGATGCGGTCTCGGGCGCGCGGGCTGTGACCGAGGCGGATGTCGCAGCCATCCGGCTGGCAGCCGCGGTGTCCCGGTTGGTGAAAGAGCATCTGGACCGCATCGACGATCCGCGCCAGCGGGTGATTGCAGCCTCCGTCGCCATGGGCGTCGCGGTCGATTGCCACATGCTGGCATGCAAGGAACATGGCTGGTCAGAGTCAGCATGCTACGCGGCGAGCGCGGCGCTGTGCGCCAGGGTGATGGACTACGCCGGCGCCGGCGACATAGCGGATGGCGCGATTGCAACGGAACAGAAGCTGGACGCGGGGGAACTGTGACCGAGGATGAACTGGCCGCCGTGTCTGCCGATCTGGAAAACGGCGTCGAGGCGTGGTGCAGCAGCCGCGGGCTGACCAGCCTAGGCAAACCGGCCGGCATGGAAGTCGTCCCGGCGATGATCACGGTCGAGGCGGATACCGCGGCTGAGGCGCTCGATGTCGTCCGGCTCGGGCTGCTCGAACTGTATGCCCGGCATCCGCCCGGCACTGCGATCCTGCGCTACGTCGAGCATTCGGTGATGTGGACCGGCACGCAATGCGAAATGCGGGTGCTGCTGCACGTCTATCGGGCAATCGGCTAGGGGAACGACACAATGGCATTGCGGGCGGACAGCGGCGTGGCGCCGGATGTGCTGACGCGTGGCGATATGGATCAACTCGGCTGCGACAATCCGCGGTGCCGGGCGGTGCACATGGACCTGATCCTGTCGGCGCCGTGCCATCCGAAAGCCGGGCTGGTGGTGGTCTATCAGAAGCAACCGGGCACGCTGCTGATTGCGTGCAAGGTCTGTAAGCAGCCTGTTTCGCTCGTCCAGGTCGGCTGGGGGCCGCAGTGAGCGCTGAGGGCGAGCACGTCGAACGCGTTGAGGTGCTCTTCAATCGGGTGCGACCGCTGTTCGCCGGCCAGCCGCCCGGTGTCACTGGCGCAGTGCTGGCTGACCTGCTGGCGGTCTGGCTGGCCGGGCATAGCAGCGGGCACGGCCCCACTGCATCGCGCCGCATCCGCGAGGAACTGCTGGCGGCACACATCAAGCTCGTGCGGGAACTGATCCCGGTCAACGAAGAGATAATCAGGGATAGGGGAAAGAGATGAGCGAAGGGAACGGCTTTGCGATGACGCGCACGTGCAGCGAGTGCCCGTGGCTGCGGTCCAGCGCGGTTGGGCGGTTCGGGCCTGACCGGTATGAGGCGCTCGCCAATAGCTGCAAACCTGGCTGGCTGCGGCCGGTGTTTGCCTGCCACAAAACCCCGGAGGGCGACGGGACGCGTGCGTGCGCTGGGATGCTGCTGGTGGTCGGGCGCGACAGCAACGCGGTGCGGCTGGCGCTGATGAAGGGCGTCCTGGACCTGGACAAGATCGAGGCGTCGGGGCCGCTGTATGACAGCTTCATCGAGATGGCGGTGGCCAACGGGTGCGATCCGGACGCACCGGAATTCGAAGGGCTGTGATCAAGGCGTTCGTGTGCCTGGGCGCTGCCTTTGGTGCCGAACTGGCTGCGTGGCTGCTGTTTCTGATGACGGATGACACCGAGACGATCCTGGCGCTCCTGCTCGCGGCCTTCGCGGCATGGCTGGCGGCGGCGCTGTGTTTTATCCGGGCGACTGGCTGATGCGGCATTGCTGCTTGTGTCGTTCGCGGTGGCCACGAGGCGGGGAAAAACCGATGGCAGACGAGACATTCGAGGAAGCGCTGAACGACCTGATCAAGCGGTACCGCGACGATGGGACCGAACTGGATGACATCGTGCAGGCGCTCGAACTGGCCCGATACGCGCTCCAGGACGAAGACAATGAAGGCGAGGGGGAGGGCTGATGCCGCTTTACTTCGTGTGGGTCGGCCGGGACCGGCAGGCAAAGCCGATCGAGGCGCCCGATGCGCAAATCGCGATTAGCTTCTGGCTGCAAGACGAAGCGTATGAAAGCCGCGAGCACGCCGCCAAGGAATTCGGGGTCGAGGTGAAGGATATCCGCGCTGAAATCGCACCGGGCAACGCTCAGGTGAGGCAGGTAAAGGCGGTGCCGGAAAGCGCCGAAGATATGCTCCGGATGCTCACGGTTATGCAGCAGCAGGCGCTGTCTATGCATCCCGGTGTGTCGAGGCTGCCGCTTGGGTCGGACACGTGGGTTGCGCTGGGCGAACTGCTTGGTCACCTCGCCAAGCTGCGCGCGCTGGTCGGTCGTGACATCGACGATATGCATCGGGCGGATCGCCGAGAGACGACCGAGGCATTGAGGGGGCCGGGCTGACTGAGTGTGCCAGCGGGTGAATGTGGCGCGCGTGCTCTATCGGCTCGCCATGCTGCCGGCAGCGCCGGGCGCGGTCGGGCTGATGATCGCCCGCGATCCATATGACGTGCTCGGGTTGTGCCTGCTGGTCTCCGCGCTCGCGATATGCGGGCTGGCGCACTGCTTCGAGCGTCTGGACGGTAGGCAACAGCAACGTTGCGCGTCATGCTCCCCCTCGTTGCAACGGAGGGGGCCGGATCATGGTGGACGCTCGAGATATGATGCATTTCGAGGCGGTGACGGCGCATCTCGAGGCTGAACTGAAGGCGAGCGAAGAGCGGACGCGCGAGTTGCGGATGGTGCTCGGCGCGCTGCAACGGCGGATGTTCCCGCCCGGTGCCATGGAGCCGCAGTACGCCTCGCAGTCGGGCGTGAACGTGAATGCGGCGAACCGGGAGCAATACAATGACGCTCGATGAAGCGCTGGCGCTGCTGTGCGATGTGCACGTGCAGGAGGTCGATGCACCGGTCGATTGGCAGATCGAGATAGCGGCCGTCCCGCGGCGCCCACATCAGATCAGACACTACGAGGAAGCGTGGGGCATCGTCCGCGCCAGGGTGCTGGCGTCGCGGCATTTCGCAACGCGGGTGCTCCAGGAACACGCCGACCTGTCGGTGAAGCTGGCGGCGCTTGATCGCTTCGTGCACGGGGCAGGCTTCTCGGAACTGCCGATCGCCGAACGGCTGCGCCTCACAAGCCAGTCGCAGGCAATGCACACATACCGGGACATCCTGGAACAGCGCATTGCCGGCTTCGAAACGCAGGCAGCGCCATGAACGACACGGACTTCCGCGTCATGGTCGCCGATGGGCTGACGTTCCTGCACTCCACGTTCGTGCCCGGTGATCCGGCCGGCGTGGTCCGCGACGATTGCCGTGTGCTCCTGCTCGCCATCGCGGCCCAGGAATCGGGCTGGAATGAGCGGCGGCAGGTCGGCGGCGGCCCGGCGCGCTCGTACTGGCAGTTCGAAAGCGGCGGCGGCGTGGCCGGTGTGATCGCGTTGCAGTTCGCGCGGCTCCAGCTCGTCTGCGAGCGGCTCGATGTGCCGATGGCGCAGTCGCTGATCTTCGAGGCGATGGCGTGGAACGACCGGCTGGCGCTGGCTATGGCGCGGCTGCTGCTGTGGACTGATCCCGCACCGCTGCCGTCGATCGGCAACCGTGATGCCGCATGGGCCTATTACCTGCGGCTGTGGCGGCCCGGGAAGCCGCGGCCCGACGATTGGGCGGCCAGCTATGCCCGCGCGCAAGGCTAAGGCGAAGCCGGCGCCGGCGGCCGGCGGGTTCCAGCGCGATCCGTTCGGACCTGGCTGGCAACGGCGGGTCACCAGCGAGGCGGTGCAAATCGGGCTGAAAATCGACGCGCTCCAGCAGATGCTGCGGCGGCCGGCGACCATTGGCTACCGCCATCAGTTCGCGCTGATGAAGCAGCAACTGGCGCACCTCCGCGCCTACCATGACGTGCTGAACGACCGTATTGCGGACTTCTCCCTGTCACGCGAGGAAGAGGTGGCGCAGAACGATCCGGACAGCTAACGTCGCGGCGCCCTTCTTCCGAGGGTGGCGTTTACCGAACTGTGGCCGGCTCCGTGCCGGCCGCTTTTTGCGAGGAGGCTGCAATGGTCGGCTACACCAAGCGTGGCATCATGGCTCTGTCTGTCGCACTCATCTCGTGCACCTCGCAGCAGACCAATCAGGCAGCGTCCACCCCGCTCGGGCAACTGTTCTGCGCCATCGCTGGCCCAACCGGACAGACGGTGACCGCGAAGATGGTGGCGGCCGGCGGCGATCCAGTGGCAATCATCGCGACCGGTGCGACCGCGGCCTATGTGTCCGGCGTGTGCGCAGCGGCCGGCGGCATCCCGGTCTCGCCGCCCGCAAGCCCTGGCACCGCACCGACTGTCGCTGTGGTCCCTCCGGCCGCGGCGGTTACGACCAAGTAGTCAGCCGATGTCGGATGACGAACGCGCGCTGCTCTTGGCGCTGGCCCAAGCCATGATCCGGCAACTGGTGGTGCAGCCTACGCAGGAGCGCGTCGAGCGGGCGCGGGAAATCCACCGGCTTGCCACTCGCATCTTGATCGAGGGGAAGCCGCCCGAGTAGGCTGGCGACGGTCTCCACCATGGCTATCGACGGGAAAGCGGGGCGCTCTGTGATGCCGACAGGGCGCCCCTTATTGCAAGCGCGGCCGGCCACGGTAAGCTGCTTGCCGACCTATCTTTCGAACAACTCCAGGCGCCTCCGTCCTCCCAGACAGGCGCCTTTTTCTTTGCCCGCAAAAGAAAGCCGCGCTCGGGGTGTTGGCGGTCCCGGCGCGGCTTTCAGCAAGCGGTCTCCAGCCCCTACCCTGAAGGGACCGGTGGGCCAACCGCTTACGGGCTAGGTGTCGTCGAGCCAGAACCGCCGGTGATGTCGCCACCAGTCCCGCCGCCAGTGGTATCGCCACCTCCAGGGGTGGTGACCGGAGGAGGGGCCGGGGTGTTAGCCGTGACCGCGGTTCCCAGCTTGGTGCTCTCGGCGTCCAGCTTGGCGGACAGGTCGGTGATCGCCTGAAGCTGCGCGGGCGTGGCGCCGGCGGCCAGTGCTTCCTGCACCGCGGTATTGATCAGCGTCGGAATGTTGCTGATCAGCGCAACGGCACTGTCAGTGACCGAAGTATTCTGCGCAACCTCCTGCTGAAGCTGGGCAATGGCGTCGTCGAGTGCGGACATTTTCGCCTCCAATCGGTGCAGGATCGCCAGCAATGCCTCGCCGATATCGGTGGCGCTGCTGCCGAAGTGGTGATGAACGTGGATGGTGATCACGCCCCGGTATAACGTGGCGTCCGATTGCCCATCAATGACGGTTGCGCGACGGAATGGCAGTCAGCATCAACGATCTGAAATGCAGCGTCTGCGGCTCGCCCGACGTGGTCCGGATCGACCCTGGCACCAGCCAGGTCAGGCGGGCGGGTATTCTCCTGGTGCGGTCGGTAAAGCCGTGGGCGACGTGCTCGGCTCTGTCGTGCTGGCCGGCCGCGCCACAATCGAGGCGCGCCAACCGAGGCGAGCGAACGACTTCCGGAGTTTGTCCCGGTGCTGCCCAACAGCCCAACGCATCAGGATCGGGGCGGAGAAAAAGCACACGCCAGTCTGCGGGTCGATCAGCAAGCCAGCCGTGAAGGCGTAGGGCGGCGGGGCGACCACGCGGACCAGGATAGCGCCGGCATAGCGCTCGCCCGGGGTCATCGCACGGCGGCCAGCACGGCTCGGATGCAGGCGGCGTCTCGCAGGTCTTCCATGCGCGGCGCTGCATTTGACCTGAAGGGGTGGGTCTCGATCACCACGGGCGACACCACGTCGAGGTCATCGTGCCGGAAAATCTCTTGGCAGTTGCGGCCCTTGTTGCTGCGCACGCCCCATCGGGCGCTTTCCTCCCGCCATATGCGGACCAAGGCGGCTCCATCCGGGGTGATCGGCAGCGATACCATCAGGCAAGCCTCCGGAACGGCAGGAAGTCTTCCCAGCGCAGCAGCACGCCGGACCAGAGCGCGCGGCCGGGATGGTTCTTGGTCCAGAAGTCCCGCATGGCGGCCCAGTGCTCGAAGCCATCGGAACGCGCGAAGGCGTCCAGCATGCCGGGCCTTTGGATGATCCGGTCTCCTGGCTCCGTCAGGAAGTCGTGCCCGATGCGGATGCGGTTTTCCGCAAGGTCGATGGTGATCGGCTTGGCATCGACGCACGTCCCGGTGCCGATCATCCGGCAGTGCTTGGTGCGCAGTCCGACGTAAAGCTGCATGCGCTCGGTCGGCTCGGCGTGGCGCTTGCGGTGCGCGCGGATGGTCTGCCGCTTGATGCCGGCAAGGATCGGCGCCTCGAACTGGCGCTGAAAGCTATAGGCGACCATCAGTCGGTTCCCGGTGGCTCAAGGTTTCTCTCCCATCCAGGCTCGAATAACTTCGGCGGCGGCGTGCGGATTGATCGCGTTCCCGTAGGCGCGCAGCTTGGCCACGTCTCCGGGATGCCTTGCAGCCAACGGGAAAAGTCCGGGTTGAGTAGGCCGCGCGAATCCGTCCGCGCATCTGATCCACTCAAGCTCGCTCCAGGGATGACGTGGGCGACCTGGTTGTTCAGTTGCTCCCCCTTCGCGCCTCCGCCCCGCTCCTCGTAGCTCTCGTGGTTCGGCGTGCGATAGTCGCGGCTCGCTGGCGTGGCCCATGCTGCTGCCGCCACCAGACATACCGCGCCCGGCCTGGGCGTGATCTCGCCCCGCTTCTCCGCGTCGTTCCCCACCGGCGTCGGCCAGGGTGCGAGCGCCCCACCAGAGGCGTTCCCGGAGGTTCGGCGCGCCACACCCCGCTGAACTGAAACCCAGCGCCCCGCAGGCGTAGCCAAGTGCCTCCAGGTCAGACGATACAACGTCGAGCCAAGCGAAACCGTCCGGTCCCGCAACCTGCTCCCCCACAATCTCGATAGGGCAGTGCTGCGCAATGAGCCAATGGGCGGCCGGCCAGAGGTGGCGATCGTCAGCAAACCCTGCTCGATCGCCTGCCTTGCTGAAAGGTTGGCACGGGCAGGAGGCTGTCCAGACGGGGCGATCGTCGCTCCATCCAGCCAGCCGGAGCGCGTGGGACCACAGTCCGATTCCTGCGAACAGGTGGACCTGTCGGTATCCGTCGAGGTCGGAAGGGAGCACGTCTCGGATGTCCCTGGCGTCAACGTCTCCAGGGGCCACAAGTCCGGCTGTGATGAGGTTCCGGAGCCACTGCGCACAGAAAGGATCGCTTTCGTTGTAGTAGGCGGTCACGGCTTCTGCGTCACACCGGCGCGTCTCTCGCGGGCGTTGCGCATATACATGACTTCGATGGCTTGCAGGTCTTCATAGCGGCGCTGCAACTGATCGACGTGCTCGGTGTCGCGTTCCTGCGTGGCGAGCGTGATTGCGTTCAGTACCGCCTCCATCTCGGCCCGCGGGTTCTTCGGACGCCTGTAGCGGAGAAGCGACCTGCCGCTCACACACTCGTTGCAGATTACGCCTGCCGCGAAGCCGCAGACGGCGACAAAGACGAACAGAAAAAAGAGCATCGGCGTGCCTGTTTCAGCCCCGGACATAGGCCACGCCGATCGCGCCGACCTTGCGGCCATCTTCGCCGATCTCGTCCGGGGATCGGGACACGCGCCTTCCGGTGCCAGGGTGCCGGTGCCAGCCTTCCGGCTCGCCCGTGCCATCCCACGCGTCGAGCGCTGCCTGCGCGCTGGCCATGTCGTGGTAGCACCAGCGATCGTCATACCCGATGCGATCGAACATGCGGCCGGTGACGATGGCGGTGGTGAACATCATGGGCCTGATGGCGGCCCAGTGCCCGTTCGGCAGGAGCCGCACGTGTCGGTGCTCCCCCTCCTCGATCAGCCACACCAGATAGGCCAGTTCAGCCTCGGTCATCAGAACACCCCCGCATTCGGATTGCCGACGTGGTGCTGGTTCGCCCGGCGCCAGAACATGTGTTCGTCGCCGCGCATGAGCATGAGGTGCGCGATCACGTCGTCAGTCGGGCACATCGCACCCGCCCAACTCCCCTCGTAGTAGGCAATCGGGTGCAGGCAGAGTGCTGCAATCACCCGCATTCCGGTATGGCCCTTGTGAGTGCGGTGGCTGATTGCGAGGGTCGGGCGCAGTCGCCGAAACAGGTAGTGGATGCCGCTGCGGCGGCTCGGCTCCATGAACATCCCGGTCAGCAGATACTGCTTGAACGGCCGGTGTCGCAGCAGCGTGCCAAGCGTGTGCACCGCGGCGCCTTCCTGCTCGATGCCCCACGCGTCCGCCGCGTAGAGCGTGTGCAGCATCTTGTCGGTGGGCTGCTCGCCGACGAACAGCTTGCCCCAATCGATCTTGCCGGATGCCTCCTGCCATATGACCACGTCGCAGCGCAGCCGATCGGACCAGAAATGGTTGCGCACGGTCGATGTCCGGTCTCGCTCTTCCGGCTCGGGGCGCGGGTTCACGCTGTCGTCGAATCCGCGGATGTTCTCGGCCAGCGGATAGGTTGGTTCCACGACCAACCGCGCACCCTGCATCGGCATCGGGTAGCCGGCCCATTCCTCCCGCTCGGCTGCGATTGCGCGCAAGCCGTTGCGGACGCCGGACAGCGGATCGACGTGGTCGAGGAGGGCGCGCTTATCCGCCGGCAGTGCGAGCGACGGCGACGGATCGTGTGCTCTCTGCCGCGACCTTTCGAGTGCCTCGGACACGGCGTCCAACGTGCCTGGGGGTAGCAAGCGGACTACCTTCCGAAGCACTTTCTTGCGGCTCTTCTGCTGCTGGTGCCGCTGCCGGCTCTTGGTCTGCTTGCGCATGGTCTGCCTCTTGGGCCTGGACGGGGTCGAAATCGGCGATGACGTACTCGCAGGTCTCTTCGTCGAAGTCGGTGGCTCGGGTGAAAAACTTGGTGCCGTCGCTGCTGGTGGTCTCCACCAGCAGCGCGTAGCCGCGGCGGAGCATGTCTCGGACGATGCGCGCAGCTCGGATGCGCTCGGCGGGGTTGCTCGGATCGAACGACAGCTTCGTGTCTCCGGCACCCACGTTCAGGATGCCGACTGTTCCGGACATTGCGGGGTTTCCTTCAATCGAGGTCGAGGTGCTGAAGCGCGAACTTGATCGCCTGATGGGCGAATTCCCGGTTGCTGATGTTGAGCGTGGCGCATGCGCGGTTCGCGGTGCGTGCCTGTTCGCCGTCGAGGCGGATGTTGGCGACGATCCAGATGCTCTCGGACCGGTTCAGCCGGACGGCCACGGGCTTGAATGATGCCGGCGCGCTTTCGTCCGGCGTCTGCCCGATACGGAACGGTGGCGGCTTCGACATCGCCCGGCGTGGTCACCCCGCGTTGTCTCCAGAGCGAGACGATACGACAGCATCACGCATGCGATCCAGGTCTCTCAACAGCGTATCGAGCAGGTCGAGATAGTGGCCGCGCTTCTGCTCCGGCGGGCACTCGCTGGCGATCTCCAGCATCGCACCGGCCAATGTCAGCGATATGCCGTTCCGCGCGTGGCGGATAATCACCCCTGGCGCACTCATCGGCGGTACACCCGGACGTTGAGCATGCTGCGCAGCGCCAGAAACTCGCCATGCGGCAGGTCGTGGATGCCGTCCGCGGTCGAGGTGTACTCGCACGTCGCGCAAAGCTGGTTGCGGCTCAACTCGGTCTGCGTATCGCTATACCAGACCACGTGATTGCCGCAGCCTTCGCAGGTGTAGGCGGTCTCGCTCAAGGTCGGCGTCTCCGCGTCTTGGGGTGGCCCATGTTCCGCTCCTCGTGGCCCATGATGCGGCGCACGGCCAGATACTGGCGATGGGACAAGCCGCTCATTGCTCGGCTGCGTGAGGTGCAGAAACAGATGGTGCAGAACTGGTCGGCGGCGTCTTCGACCATGGCAAAGGTGCGTAAGCCGCAGCCTTCGCAGTTGAACTCTTGCAGGATGGAGTGGCCGATCGCATCGGGCGATATGTCGGCGTCCTCGTCCACGGCGCTGGTCAGCGGAATGCCGTCCTCGGCGAACGTCTTACAGTGCCCGCAATAGCGCTGGTACACGTCCATCGGGTGGTAGCTGGTGCGCCCGCATTTCGGGCACGTGTATGCCGGCGTCGGCATCTGATCCCCTTCATTGTCGCGACCGGGACAGGTCGGTAACAGGATGGTGGCGCGAAACGAGAGGCTTGAACAGGGGTCCGCGCGTCGATTACAGGGGAAGCTATGCCACGAAAGAAAGTCCCTTGGCGGCCGGCAGCGCCTGGTCGCGGCGGCAGCAAGCCCGGCAGAAAAGGGCAGCCTGCCTTCGAAGCAACCGCGGAACAGCGGCGATCAGTGCAGGCGCTGGCAGCGTCCGGAGCCTCGCATGGCTGTATCTCGCGTGTGATGCGGATCGCGCCGGCGACGCTCACGCGGCATTTTCAGCAGGAGATGACCACCGGGCGCGAGGATGCGTTGGCCAAGGTGGGCATGCTGCTGGTGGAAAAGGCGCTGGACGGCGACCTGACGGCGCTAATCTACTCGTCCAAGGCGCTGATGGGCTGGCGCGACCGCACCATGATCGCCTTCGACAACGGGAACGGGCAGGCGGCTGATCCGTCCGGCCTGTTCAACCTGACGATTACGGGTCTCGGCAACCCGCCGGCTCCTGCTCCCTCTCCGCCCGTGATTGAGCACGTTCCAGCAGAAGACTGAGCACAACCTCTACCCATCGCGGTACCGGCGTCTGCTGCGCCAGCCATCGGCGGATGGTGCTCTGGTCCACTCCGACCAACCGGGCGAGGTGAGCGCGCCAAGACTTGCCCCACACGCGCTCCGCCTGCTCTCGCAGGTCGCCCGGCTGCATCACGCCAGGGGCACCTCCCTCTCGTACTCGGCTAACCAACGGATGATCTGCTCCGAAAACCCGTCGAGGTGCAGCCAACGCGGCCCGTAACCGACGCCGTTCTGTGCCGATGCCACGTTGACCATGTAGCAGCGCGGCGGCAGCGACCATCGGTCGATCATATGGTTCCAGGTCGCGGTTTGCTCGTCCGTGATGACCACCAGCCGATCGGCGGGCAGTCCGGCAAGCCGGCGCAGCGCCTCCAGCAGGTGCGTGCTGCCGTGGTACTGGCTGTGCCGGATCGCGTCGATGCCGGCCATGCCGCGGCGGGCGGGTATCTCCTTGGTCTCGCTGCTGAAGGTGAACAGCCGCATCGCCTCGCATGGCATGACGGCTGCCAGCGTGGCGGCAGCGTCCAGCCGGGAGAGGTCGGACTTGCCGGACAGGCGCTCCTCCATGCTGGCCGATACGTCCACCAACGTGAGCGTGGTGCCCGGTAGCTTCGGTGCCCCGTTGAGCGATGCCACCAGCGCCTCGTCCAGGAAACCCTCCAGCGACGGCACGGCGCGCGCGGCGGCCACATAGCGGAACGGCAGCACACGCTGTGCGCCCTTCCGCGCCAGGATCGCGGCATGGATCAGCGACGGATCAACGCCAGCCTGCACCATGTTCCGCAGATTCCGGAGCAGGGCCATGTAGCCAAGGCGCTCGTCGGACAGCAGCCGCGTCCATTCGGCGCGCTTGTCCTTGGTGGCGCTGATCGCGACCTCCCACGTGTCGGGCGCTGGCAGATTGCCAGCAAACAGGGCCTTCCACTGCTCGGCCTGAGCGTCGCTGCCCGGCCGGGGATGGCACAGTCCCATCACGTCCGTGATCTTCACGGCCACGTCGCGGTTGTACTTGGCAAGCTGGTAGGCATCGAACCGGCGGAGTGCCCGCGCCAGACCCTTGCGGACCTGATTGGACAGCTTGGGCTTCAACTCGGACGGCGCCACGTGGTTCAGCCTGGCATAGATCGACAGGAACTCGCCCGGCTCGTCCGCGCGCTGGATGACGTGGTCGAGCGTCTCGGACACCAGCGAGGTGCCAGACGCCATTTGCGCCAGCCGGGCGGTCAGCAGCAGCGGCACGTGCCGGAGGTGGTGGTGCTGCCGCGCCTCGATCGCCAGCGACGCGACCTGCTCGGGCGGCACGGCGGCGCAATGCTGCACGATCCGCGCCGCGATGCTCTGCCCGTCCTCGTAAAACTCGTTTTCCCAGAGCATGCAGGACAGCACGCTGCGGCGCAGTTGCTGCCACGGCGTGATGACGGCGGCCGGTGCCCCTTCGAAGGTGCGCTGAGCGCGTGCGGCGTTGATGCGTGCCATGACCTTGGGTTCCTGGGAGGAGGAGAGGAATGGCCGCGGGAGAATAATCGAAGTCGGAAACGGGGTTTCCCCCTAGCGCTCTATCCGTTGAGCTATACAGGCTTGCGCCCATACTTGGATTCGAACCAAGAACCTCTCGCTTACAAGGCGAAGTATCCGGCTTCTACGCTACCCGCGGCCTCCTATACTGTTGTGCCACCGGAGAATATTCGGATGCGGCGTTGGCCGTATGACAAATACGAAGTAACCGCGCCCTACGCTACCGATGACGGGGCCGGGCATACCGTGCAAAATGAGCGGCTGTCAAGCGAAGGGGATGCAGGATGCCAGAGACCGACGTTGCCCGCCTGCTGCGGGATGCGGACCAGGACGTGGCTGCCCGGCTGGCGAACGCGTTCAATGATGATGCCGCCGCCTCGGGGTGCAACATGGCCACCGTGATGTGGGCGCTGGCCAACCTCCAGGCGCGCGTGCTGGCCCTGACCGGCGTCGGCGACCTCCAGCTTTGGCAGGCAACCCAGTTCCAGATGATGGTGCAGGTCGCGCTGCCGGCGCAGATGGTGGCGGTCGAGAAAGCCAAGGGGACCATGCAGTGACGCCGGCTGATCTCGGGTATCTGGCCGCACTGGTGGACGGCGGTTGCATCGCGGTCACACGAACATCGACCAATGCAGCGGCCAAGGGCTGCAAACGCGGCTTCTCCTATCGTGCAAGCATCGTCGTTTCGGGCACTGATGAAGCGGAAGCGGTCCTACGGTGGGCCGTGGAAGCGACTGGTCTAGGTTCTGTTGCACCGAAAAAGCCTCCTCGGCCCGGATATCAGCGCACCTGGGCTTGGAGCATATGGAGCCAGGAAGCAGCGGCGCTCCTGCGGCTGGTGCTACCTCTGTTGAGGGTCAAACGCGAGAGGGCGGAGCGACTGCTGCTGTTTCAGGCGAGGATGCGGTTTCCGGGCGTGCATGGCCTGACGGACGAAGAGTGGAATTTTCGCGAGCGTCTCTATGCGGAGTTTCGAGTGCTCAACGAGAGAGGGAAGTTAGCAGCATGAGCACGCAACCGGTGTGCCTTTACCACGCAGAGTGCTGTGATGGCTTCGCCGCGGCGACGGCGGTCTGGCACTACCACCGGCGGGACCGGATGGCCGGCCCGATGCCGGAATTCTTCCCGTGCAAGTACGATGGCCCAATACCGGCCATTGCGCGGTTCCGGGGCGCCTCCGTCGTCATGGTGGATTTCTCGCTGCCCCGGCAGACAATGCTGGATGTGGCTGCGGTGGCGGAGACTGTCCTGGTGCTGGATCACCACAAGACGGCGCAAGATGCCCTGGTGGACCTGCCGGAAAACGTGTGCGTCAAGTTCGATATGAACAGCAGCGGCGCGGCTCTGGCGTGGCGGTATTTCCACCAGTTCATAGACCTGCCGCCGGTGATTGCCCACGTCCAGGATCGGGACCTGTGGCGGTTCCAGATGCCCGGCTCGCGCGAGGTGCATGCGTCGCTGATGTCGCACCCGCGGGACTTCGAGACCTGGATCAATCTGGTGCTGGACGGGCCGGCCCCGCTGATCGCCGATGGCAAGCCAATCCTTCGCCAGCACGATGTCCTGGTGGGGACGATGGTCCGTGAGGGCCGGTCGAAGATGCGGCTCGGCCCGAACCGGGTGCAGGTGCCGGTCTGCAACGTGCCCTTCATGTTCGCCTCGGACGTGGCGCATGCGCTGTTCGATGCCCGCGGCGATGCGCCCTTCGCGGCGACATACTGCGACATGGCGGACGGGCGGCGGCATTTCAGCCTACGGAGTGGTCCGGAGGGCGCCGATGTAGAGGCGGTCGCCAAGCATTACGGCGGGGGCGGCCACCGGAACGCGGCCGGCTTCTCGATGCCCAGCCACTGGTCCGGCGAGCGCACGCCAGGGTCGAGTTTTGGCTGATGCAGCCGGACACGCTATGGCAGGCAATCTTCGTGCTGCTGGTGATCGGGCTGGTGGTCTGGTTCATGTGGGGCGTGCTGGGCTGATGGCGGAGCGCAATCCCTTGCGCACCTTGATCCCGACGTGTGGGCGCTGGCGTGTGCCATCGCCAAGCACGCGCACCCGAATGCGATCTACCCGCAGCCGGCCGATGTCACCCTGGCCGGTGCGCTCATCGTTATGATCGACCGGCGGCGCGGTTCCCGGTAGCATCCCGGGCCATGCTCAAGCGTGGCTCCAGCCGGAAGACGATCTCGGCGAACATCAAGACCGAAATGGCGGCCGGCAAGCCGCAGGATCAGTCGGTGGCAATCGCCTTGTCCAAGGCTGGCAAGTCGAAGCCGAAGTCTAAGCGCAAGAAAGGATAGGGCCATGGCTGCGGGCGGTGCGGACGGTATCCAGCAGAGGAAGACACTGGGCATGGGCAACAAGATCGGCGGCGGTGACTCGTTCGGGGTCAAAAGCTTCGGCGAGATGAACGGCGGTGGCCGGAGCATGGGCAGCCATGAGACCGAGGGCACCAAGTACGGCGAGCAGTCGAAGCTGCTGGGCGATGGCGAGCGTGCGGCCGGCAAGCACGTCGAGCGCGGCCCTGGCATGATGCCGGCGACCCGGCATTCGGACCACGGCCCGCACTATCACGAGGGCGACGGGTTCGGGGTGGACAGCTTCTCCTCGGTCAATCGCTGATCCCGTGGCATCGCTGAACCTGCCGCGGCATGCCGACAACCCGCTGATGGCCGGGACCGATCCCGGCCATTCGCACGCTCCCGTATTCCAGGGCGATCATGGCCACGCGGTGACCGTGCAGGGCAAGCTTCCGCTCGGCTCCGCCTTGTCCGTCCAGCGCTTGGACAGTCCGATGATCGGCGTGTCGCTCCAGCAGATGCAGGAACTGCACCGACGCTATGAGCGCGAGGTGATGGGCGTCGGCACGTACGACGAGTATCGGGCGGCGCTGGAACGGGCAGCGCAGTACGAGGCGCGGGCAACGGCGGCGGAGAAAGCGCTGGCTGAGGAACGCAAGCTGCTGCCGGGCCGGGCGTTGCAGGGGGTGCTCGAAGCGCTGAAGGCCGGCACGTTTATCAAGGCTGAGGTCGAGGTGCTGGTGAAGGCGCTGGACACCATGGGGCATTTCCAGAGCGAGGCGTCGGCGGTGGAAAGCGTCCTGGACAGCCTGCTGAACCATCGGCTGGTGCCGGGCGAGCGCAAGGCGCTGCGCAAGGCACTGGAACAGGCAGAGAGGGTGCCGGCATCGACCAACGAGGCGCTGGGCCGGGCGATCAGCCGCCGCCGCTGAGGCGTCGGCCCGTCATCCCGTTCGTGTTCCCGGACTTCGGGCTGATCGTGTTCATGCTGCTCGTGTTCGGGCTGCTGTGCCTGCTCCGCTGGCTTCTCGGGGCGATTGCAGCGCTATGAAGGTGATCCGTCTTGCCGGCGCCTCGGTAACCGTGGAACGGTTGGACTGCGGGGGCGGCGTCTTCAAGCCCGGCTGGTGGGCGGAAATCTGGCACCACGGTGCCCGCTCGCAGGTCTCGGGCTGGTATCCGTCGCTCGGCGAGGTCAGGCGCGTGGCGCACCAAGAGGTCGGACTTGTATCCCTATCCAGTCGCCTATCCGGTGATCAAGGACCAGGATCACCCGCTCTGGAAGGCGGCTGAAGCCGGCTGGCCAGACCACACGATCAATCAGGCGTGGAACGAGGCGATCGAATACGATCGCGCGCACCCTCGCAAAGCGAACAGCCGCGACCATCCCGCGTTCTCCAGAGGCTACCTGCCAAACCCTCTCGCGCAACGGTCGGAAGATGATCGTCCCAAGCTGGCAGAGGTGAAGCCGCGCCGGTGACGGCCGGCATCTTCGCCCGGCGCTCCATCTCTTGGCTACGCGCACACCGGACCCGGCTGCTGCGGATGATGCTCGAACCGCCGCCGCAGGGTGGCAGTGTCGCCTATGAGCGGTACCAGCGACAGCTTGCGGGCTACCTCGCCGAAGTGGACGCGGAACTGGAAAGACGTGATCCGCCGCCGATAGGGTGTAAGGATTGCTGATACCCCTTGGGAGGTGCCCCGATGCCCGATGATGACGCGATCCATCTCGCCACATATGAGCGGCCGGACGGCCGGCTCGCTACGATCGTCCACCGGGGCGATCTCATGCGCACTGCTGCCGGAGGGTCTATCGAGACCGTCGCGCGCCGCGTGCATGCCGTGCTGATCGCAGAGTTCGGGCTGCAACCGGCCGATGCCGAACCGCTGGCCACGCCAGAGGCGGTGCAAGGCTCGATGCTGGTGCCGGCCGGCGACGCCAAGGCAGCCGCTGAAAATGAGAGCGCCCTACACAAGCTGATGGACGACAACGCGGCGCTGAAAACAGAACTTTCCGAGGCAAAGGCGTCCCTGGCGCAGGCGGAGAAAGACCGCGACACGGCGCGCGAGCGGGTGACGGAACTGAGCAAGCCGCCGCCGGCGACTGCCACACCCCTGCCAACTGCGGTGCCGCAGCAGACGCCGCCTCCTACCCCGGCGCCGACACAGCCGCCGCCGCCCACACCCACACCGGCTCCCACCCCGGAACCATCAAAGGAGGCGTGAGGTCATCATGGGCAAGGATTTCCCGGCCGCGCACCACGACGGCGGCGACATGGCTTGGCCTGACTACAACGACATGGTGGTCAAACTCGTGCCCACCATGCCGGCCTCGCAGGCGGATCGGCAGCAGATGCGCCCGGTGCGACCTGATCCTGAAGGTGAGTAGTGCAGCGCCGGCCGGAGGGGGACCGGGTGAAGGTCCGCACGCTGCTGAGGAACGGGCTGACGCAACGCGAGGTGGCGGCGAAGACCGGCATCCCGCAATCGACGATCGCGCACATCGCGACGCGGGACCGGCGGGAGGCGGAAGCGGTCGAGAGCGGGGAGAACAAAGTCGGGCCGCTCCCGTCCTGGATGCGATAGATGGCAGTCATCACAACGGGCGCGACGCCCAAGGCACTGCAAGGGGGCAATATGGCTGGCCTGTCCACTGCCGCGCGCACTGCGCTGCCAACCTCCGATTTCGCGTTGCCCGACAAGCGGAAGTATCCGGTAGATACGTCCGGACGCGCCCGCAACGCGCTGTCCCGCGTCTCCCAGTTCGGCACGCCGATGGAAAAGGAACGGGTGCGGGCCAAGGTCGCCAGCGCGTGGCCGGCGGTGCAGCAGTCCCACAACGATGGCGGGACCGCATTCCATGACGCCACCGACGCCGCTTGGCGCTGAGGCACCGCTGCGGGCGCAGCTACTGCCCGCCGACCTGGAAGCCTTGTCGCACGCCGAACGGCTCCAGCGCCTCGCCGACCTGGCAGGCGAACTGTATGCCGACGATGACGATGACCGGCCGCCGATGATGCGGCTGGCTGCCGACATGGGCGTCACCCGCAATACCGTGCGCCGCTGGTTCCGGATGCACACGCCCGTCCCTTTGCCGGTCCTGGTGGCGGCCGGTGCCATGCTCCACGTGAAGCGGACCCTCGGTGCAGTCGATCCAGTATGACGTGACCGATGTGCCGACCATCGGTCGGTTCATGGAAAGCGACGCCTTCATACGTGGCCTGATGGGGCCTTTTTCGTCGGGCAAGTCCTCGGGCTGCCTCTTTGACCTGATCAACCGCGGGCTGCGGCAGGCACCGGGACGGGACGGCGTCCGGCGCAGCCGCTGGGCGGTGGTCCGCAACACGTATCCACAACTCCGCGACACGACCATCAAGACGGTGCACCAGTGGTTCCCACCGCACCTCTTCGGTCGCTGGCGATCGTCGGAACATGACTATCTGATCAACCGGCTGATCGCGCCCGGCGACAAGCATCCGGCGCAGATCGAATTCCTATTCCGGGCGCTGGACCGGCCGGAGCACGTGCGGAACCTGCTGTCGCTCGAACTGACGGGGGCATGGGTCAACGAGGCGCGCGAGGTGCCCTGGACGATCGTCGATGCCCTGACCGGCCGCGTCGATCGCTTCCCGGCCCGGCGCGACGGCGGCGCGACCTGGGCTGGCGTGGTGCTCGATACCAACCCGCCGGACACGGAAAGCGACTGGTACCGGTTCTTCGAGGAGGCGGACCATACCGAGGCGGTCGAGCGCCTCGCGGAGTTCATTCCCGGCCTGACCGTCGAGCGCTTTGCCCGCATCTTCCGCCAGCCGTCCGGGCGCTCCAGGCAGGCGGAGAACACCCGCAACAACGCACCCGGCTACTGGCACCGGCTCTGCATCGGCAAAACCGATGACTGGATCAAGGTCTATGTCGATGGCGACTATGGCTTCGTGGTCGATGGCCGGCCGGTCTTCGAGGAGTATCGCGACAACCTGCACTGCCCTGGCTCGGCGGACCCGTCGCGCGAACCTGTCACAGATGAGCGGCTGCCAATCCAGCGCGGCTGGGACTTCGGCCTGACGCCGGCGTGCATCTTCTCCCAGCTATCCACCACGGGGGTGTGGAAGGTGGTGGATGAGCTGATCGCCACCAGCATGGGCGTCGATCGCTTCTCCGACCGGGTGCTGAACCATTCGGCCAGGTTCTTCCCCAACAGCCGCTTCGAGGATATCGGCGATCCGTCCGGTGAAAGCCGGGGCGACACGGACGAACGCTCTTGCTTCGATATCCTTCACGCCAAGAACATCGCCATTTCCGGCGGCCTGCAAAACCCGACGATCCGGCAGGAGTGCGTGCGCAAGCCGCTGCGGCTGATCGCCGACGATGGTCATCCGGCCTTCAACATCCATCCGCGCTGCAAGATCACGCGGCGGGCGCTCCAGGGCGGCTTTCACTTCCGCAAGGTCGAGGTGGCTGGGCGTGGTCCTCGATACATGGAAAACCCGGAAAAGAACGCGTACAGCCATCCCGCGGACGCTTTGTGCTACACGGCGACGCATCTTTTCGGCTCCGCGTTGCTGACGCCGGCGGATGATGGCCAAGATGGCGACGAAGATCGGTTTGTGGGGAGGCTGACCGATCGGACCCGCAGTATCGTGACGGGGTATTGAATGTCTGAGTCTCTCGTGATCCCCAAAGGGGTGTCACTCACTGCGCTGACCAATCGGTGCGGCTCCTGCAAGCATCGCCACCAGGGCGACGGCGATATCGAGTGCCGGGCGCATCCGCCGCATGGGACGGTGATCCTGATCCCGGATCGCGTGAGCGGCGCCAAGCTCCAGACGTTCTCGGTCTTTCCGCTGATCAAGGACAATCACTGGTGCGGCGAGTGGACGCCGCGCGAACGCGACAAGCAGTGAGCGACACAAACTCCCGTTTCAGCATGCCCGTAAATCCTTCGGAAACGGGCTTGTCGAAGGGTGAGCAGTGGGAAATGGACTTCGCCGCGCTCGAAATGCTGCCTTCCGAGGTGCGTTTTCGGGTGCGCGAGTTGAACATCAACGTCAGCGCCATGAGCGTGTTCCGTGCTTGGAAACAGTCGGGTGCTTCACTCGCTGGCGTTCTGGCCACCCTGGCCAAGCTGGATCGCTCCGAGGGGAAGGAGATGCTGGATTTCGCCCGGGAGCATAAGGCAGCGCACGGCTATTGGCTGCCGCACCTCTCGGCTGAGGTCAGCGTGCAGCGATACGGCCCGCTGAACGGGCAGGCATCGCGCCTGGTCCGCGGCCGGTGGATGCGGCAGCGACGGCTGGCGGCGTGAACGTGCTGGACGTGCTACGGGCCAACCCCTACGTCGCGCTGCGGCTCGCCGATGTGCGCGAGCGCAGCGAACTGAACGAACGGGAATTCGATCGCCAGCTTTTCCGCCTTGTCGGCGAGGGACGGGCAAAGCGGGTGTTCGTCTATGAGGATGGCCGGCAGGAGGTGCTCGTGCTCACGCTGCACGGCATGCTTAACCGCGAGGGGATCGAGGTGACATGAGCGACGTAATGGCGCGGCCTCGCAGCAACCCTCTCCTGCCGCTCCGACTGTCGCTCGGCATGGGCGAGCCGCAGGACGGCGACAGCGATTCGATCGGCGAGCCAAAGCTGGTGCCGGAGCGTGGCGAGCAGAAGCCGCTCCTGGAAGACTGGCATGCGGAGTTGTTCGCCCGCTGGATCATGGCCAAGAACATCGCCGACGAACTGGACGATGCCACGATCAGCAAACTGGCATCGCAGGCGAAGCGTGAATACGAACTGGATGACAATTCCCGGGCGGACTGGAAGTCCAAGTACGTCGATTGGCTGAAGTTCGCCATGCAGGTGATCGAGGCGAAAACCTATCCGTGGCCCGGCTCCTCGAACGTCATCTTTCCGCTGATCACGACGGCCGCACTCCAGTTCAATGCCCGCGCCTATCCGGCGATCGTGGTCGGCCGCAACGTGGTCAAGGGCGCGGTGGTTGGTGATGACAAGGGCGTCGCCGAAGTCGATCCGCAGACCAATCAGCCTGCCGTCGATCCGCAGACCAATCAGCCGCACTGGATCATCCAACCGGGTGCGCTCCAGCAGCGGGCGGATCGGATCGGGCGGCACATGTCGTGGCAGTTGCTCGAAGAGATGCCCGAATGGGAGGAGCAGACCGATCGGCTGCTGATGATGATACCCATCGTGGGGTGCATGTTCCGCAAGACCTATCGCGACGTGGCCGGCGGCCGGAACATGAGCGAGACCGTCGATGCGATGCGGGTGTGCGTCAATTACAAGGCGAAGTCGTTCGAAACGGCGCCCCGGATCAGCGAAGAAATCGACGTTTACCCGTGGGATATCGAGACCAACGTGCGCGCCGGCCTCTGGCTGGACCATGGTGCGGGCGGCTACGGGCACAACATCGACGCCGGCGACGATGAACAGGCGCCGGTAACGTTCATCGAACAGCACCGACGCTTTGACCTGGATGGCGACGGCTACGATGAACCGATCATCGTCACCTTTGCCCGGGACAGCGGGAAGCTCGCGCGCATCTCGGTCGGCTTCGACGAAGAGGGGGTCGAGGCGAACGACATCGGCGAGGTCCAGAAGATCGAGCCAATCCGCTATTACACGAAGTTCGGGTTCGTCCCGTCGCCCGATGGCGGCGTGTATGACGTGGGCTTCGGGCATTTCCTGTATCCGCTCAACGCGGCGATCAACACGTCGATCAACCAGCTTTTCGACGCGGGGCACCTCCAGATTGCCGGCGGCGGCTTCCTTGGCTCCGGCTCGGGCATCAACTCGGGCGCCATCCGCTTCATGATGGGCGAGTTCAAGCCTGTAGCGGTGCCCGGCAAGACGCTCCGAGAGAACCTCGTGCAGTTGGACATGCCCGGCCCGAATGCCGTGCTGCTGTCCCTGCTCCAGTATCTGGTCGAGGCGGCCCGCGAGGTGGCGTCGATCAAGGATATCCTGACCGGCGATATACCGGGCGCCAACGTGCCCGGCATCCTTGGGCTGGCGGTGATCCAGCAAGGGCTGAAGGTGTTCAACGCGATTTTCAAGCGCGTGCACCGCTCGCTGAAGGCCGAATACGGCAAGCTGTTCCGCCTCAACCGGCTCTATATGCCGGGCCGGGCCGGCTATCAGATCGGCAGCGAGTATTTCGCGATCACGCGCCAGGACTACGAAGAGGGTGCGGCGGTTCAGCCGGTCAGCGATCCTGACATGGTCACGGACGTGCAGCAGATGGCGCAAGCCAATTTCCTGCTGACGTTCAAGGATGACCCGATGGTCGATCAGCTCGAACTGCGCCGCCGCGCCATGACGGCAGCCTCGATCACGGAAATCGACAAGCTGCTGGCGGCCAAGCCGCCGCCGAATGCCGAACTGACGCAAGCGCTCGCGCAACTCGAACTGGACAAAAAGCTGGTCGATTTGCGGGAGTTGGAGCTAAAGATTCGCGCCGCACACCAGGAAGCCGATCAAGACATCCGGCGGGGCAAGATGAAGGCGGAGGAAATCCAACTCCTCACGCAGTCGATCAAGAACCTCGCGGATGCCAGGAAGGCGGATCACTCGGTCGATCAGTCCTGGTACGACCTGCAACTCGCTCACTACAAACATCACATAGACCTGCTCAATGCTGCCGCCACCATCGAATCTCCCGAATCCTCCCCCGCATTCCTCGCAGGAAACGCTTCAACAACGCGCCAGCTTCTTGCTGGACTTGCAGGTGGGGGAGTTCCAGGCATGGCGTCACCACCCGGTAACCAAGGTGGTCCACCAGTTCCTCAGTGACTACGCGGACAAGATGTACGCGCTCGCCTATCAGGCTTTCCTGGCCGGCGAGTTGACGGCATTGCAGGAGCAGGAGTGGCGCGGACGCATGATGGCGTGCCGCGAGGTGGTCGAACTTCAGTGGGAAAGCATGCTGCTGTTCTACGATCTACCGAGACAGGAGAACGCCAACAATGATTGAGGGCCGCATACTGACCGCTGACCATCGCGAGTACGAGGCAGTGGTCTGGGACGGCGTGAACCGCTCGGGCTGGGAGCCGCTCGATGACAAGGTGCTCGTGGCTGTCGATGCCCATGTCGAGCAGACGTCGGGCGGGGTGGTGATCCCGGACGCGGCGCGCGAGCGGCAGGACATGGCGGCCGAAATGGGCACGCTGATCGCGCTCGGGCCGGCGGCTTTCCTCTACGACAACGACGTGCGGCGGCAATGGGTAGGCCGCACGCCCGAACCGGGTGATCGCGTGATGTTTGAGCGCTACGCCGGCACTTGGGTCGATGGCGAGGATGGCAGGAAGTACCGGCTCATGTCGCAGCAGTGCATCGGCGCGGTGAAACCAACAACGGCGACCGTCTGAAGGAACGATCGCCGCTGCTGCGGAACACCAGGGGGGAGGATGAAACCGAAGAGACAGTAACCCCCCATGACGGGAACCGCAACAATATGTCTGGAACGGCTGAAGCCTCCGAAGAGGCGATCGAGCAGCACGCCCGAGAACTGGGCTGGCGGCCACAGAGCGAATACCGGGGGTCGCGCCCCTTCGTAGGACCGGAAGAATTCATCCGGCGGGCTGAGAGGATGCTGCCCCTACAGGCGGCGGCACGGCGGGCGGCGGAGAAAAAGAACGCCGACCTTGCCCGGGAACTGGATGAGCACAAGCAACTCCTCGCCGACCTGACCGCGAGCACGCGGCGGGCGGAGCAGGTCGGCTACAACCGGGCGCGCCGCGAACTGGAACAGGAGCGCGCCAGGGCGATCACGGACGGCGACGTGGATCGCGTGCGCCAGGTCGAGCGGGAAATCACGGACCTGGGCGCTCCGCCGCCAGCGCCGACGCCTCCCCCGCCACCGAACGCCCGGTCGCCGCAGGAGGGCAACCCGGAGGATGCCGCCGTGGTGCAGGCTTGGCAGGCGCGCAACGCCTATTGGTTCAACACGGACCCGGTCGCCAATGCCGCCGCGGTGTCGATGCTCAACGTGGTGCAGGCGCAGCATCCGGACATGTCGCTGGCGGAAGCGCTGGTCGAGGTCGAGGATCGGATCAAGGACCGGTTCGATATCGCCGACGCGGCGAACGGCAGGCAGCCGCGTAGGAGGCAGCGCACCTTGGACGATGACGAACCGCAGGACGAACCGGCGCCGGCGCCACGCGCCCGGCAGGCAGCCGCGGTGCTGCCGTCTGGCTCGGCGCCCGTGCGTCGGGCCGGTGCGCGGTCATTCGAGGCGATGCCGTCCAACGCGAAGCAGCAATATGAGCGGTACAAGGGCATGCTGGCAGGCAAGGGCGATCCGCTGACGAAGGAAGAGTTCGCCGCCAATTACTGGGAGCAATTCGAGGAGACTGACGAATGAGCGAGCGTATCCCCATCAACGATGCCGCCGCCGCGGTCGCAGCGAACCGGCGTCGAGGGCGACCACCGGGTTCCGGGGCTACGGCGATCGACCCTGGCGACCCGAATTTCGCCAACCTGGAAGACTTCATCCCCGCCTCGCGTAGGGATTTCCAGCGCAAGCCGTTCGGTGGGCAGCGGCAGAAGCTGATGCATCCGGAGCGACCTGGCTACCATCGGCACTGGTTCAACGATGAACCGAACCGGATCAATCAGGCGCTCGGCGCGGGCTATGAGCACGTCAACGACGAAAAGGATCGGCCGGTCAGCTACGTGGTCGGCTCCGCAAAAGGCGGCGGTCCCTTGGTTGCGTACTTGATGGAAATCCCGCTGCTGTGGTTTAACGAGGATATGGCGGCCCAAGACGCTGCCGTGCTGGACCGTCTCCAGGACATTCGGGCCGGCCGATTCGAAAATCCAGCCGATCCGCGAACGGGCCAAACGATGCTCTATCGCGGTTCTACGCGGGGTGACATCTCCATACGCGAGGGCACCCGCCGCTAACCTGCCGGGCCGGCAAAGACACGGCCAAGCGAGAGCGCGGACACCGCGCACTGCATCCCTCACATCCCCAAGGCCGCTGGCATCGCGCCGGCGGCCTGCGCGCGAGGTCCGTGTCAAATGGCCAACCCCAACACGCCGTACGGGCTGCGCCCGTATGCGTATATGTCCGGTGCGCCCTACAACGGGGCAGTCCGCTCGTATTACGTCCCTGTCGGCAATGCCACGGCGCTGTTCTACGGCGACCCGGTCATCATTGCGGCCGGCTCCTCCGATGGGAACGGCGTGCCGGCGGTCGAGATTGCCACGGCAGGCGCGGGCGGTTTCATCCTGGGCGTGTTCCAGGGCATCACCAACAACGCCGGGCAGAAGACGATCACGCTCCTGCAAAACCAGACGCCGTACTTGGCGGCCGGGCAGGCGGCATATATCGACGT